GGAAAATCCGTATTGACGGATTTGATGACACAGGTATTAGGCAATTACAAAGTAGGTGTTCCAATAACTCTCTTGACGGGTGCAAGAGGCAAGATTGGTGGTCTAGCTCCAGAAGTGGTCGCGATGAAGGGCGCAAGATATGCCGTTATCCAAGAGCCGGATTCCAATGAACGAATTAATGTAGGCGTTATGAAAGAGTTGGTTAGTGGTGTAGAGCCGATCAAAGCTCGTGCACCATATATGTTAGAACCAGTGGAATTTGTTCCACAATTCAAACTAGTCTTATGTGCAAACGAATTCATGGAGATAAAGAGCCGAGATCACGGAACTTGGCGCAGAATTCGCGTAGTTCCATTTGAGACATTATTTACAGATAATCCAGTCAAGGATGATCCAGACAAGCCCTTTCAATTCAAGGTTGATCGCGAACTATTGAAACAATTTCCAGTATGGCGCGAAACATTTGCCGCGATGTTGGTTGATCGAGTAAATATCACAGGCGGTCGTGTGCAAGATTGCGACATTGTCTTGAGCGCAAGCAATTCATACAAGGAGCGTCAGGATTACATGGCACAATTTGTGTCAGAACGAATTTGCAGACAGCCGGGGGATTCTTTGCGCAAGGCACACTTGAGCGAGGAGTTCAAGATCTGGTATCAGACCAACTTTGGAACAAAACCCCCATCGACCAAGGATCTACACGAGTATGTGGACAAAGTCTTCGGAAAGAATCGCGCTGGTGTTTGGTCTGGTATTCGTATAAAGTATGATGACCCCAGCGGAAACAGTTTGCCATCAAATATGATGGAACAATCCGGAGGGATGGATGACATGGGTGAAATCGAATTCGAATAACCATAGACCTCCACCACCCATAAAAACCAATACGGTAAAATAAACATAAAAAAATGAGACAATACACTATATTGTTTCATTTTTTGATTTTTTGACCTTTAGTGTAAAATGACTATTATTAACGGAATCGAAATTGATCACATTGAATACAAAGTCAATGAAATAAAACAGGCCATTGCAAACAACGATCCAATCGAACCCAAATTGCATGTTATCATTGTTGTATCGAATCCCTGTCTTTTTGCACGCCGATATATTTTGATGAAAGAGTTCGTAAAACGTATTGAAAATGAGGAAACCAATGTCATACTTTATGTGGTCGAAATGGCATATGATAAACAGCGATTCTTGGTTACAGATGAAAAGAACAAGCGACATTTGCAATTGCGAACTAAAACTCCTATTTGGCACAAGGAGAACATGATTAATTTAGGCGTAAAGTATCTGTTGCCCAAGAATTACAAGGCCTTTGCATGGATTGATGCCGATGTGGAGTTCGAGAATAATACTTGGGCACTAGATACATTGAAGATTCTCAACGGAACAAAAGACATTGTCCAGGTCTACAGTCATTGTCTAGACATGGACTCACGCGACTTGACAATGCGAGTACATAATAGTGCGGGATACCAGTATGCGAATAAACAACAGTATTCTGGTAATGGTGCCAATTTCTGGCATCCGGGGTTTGCATGGGCAATAACCCGCAAAGCATATGAGCGAATGGGTGGGCTTTACGAGTTAGGTATCTTGGGTTCCGGCGACAATATTATGTTGCATAGCTTGATAGGTAATGGTCTTAATGGTATCAATGATGATAGTACTGATGATTATAAAGAATCCATTGTGGAATTCCAACAAGGGATGAAAAATTTGCGTTTTGGATATGTTCCGGGGGTCATCCGACACCATTACCACGGAAGTAAGAAAAACCGGTTTTATCAAGAACGATGGCGCATTTTGCTAGATCATGGATACGCACCTACGTTGCATATTACTACAGATGCTAGCGGTGTTTTAATTCCTAGCAACAAATTTCCCAAGGGTTTGCGCGAAGATATTATGGGATACTTTTTTAGCCGTAATGAGGATGAACGTTAAGGGCTATCGGAGGTTTTGTAGCTATCTCAATAGATAAATACATTTATCTACTGAAACTTGTAGAGACATTAGTTCGACCAAACTGGTATCGCGTTATAATATGTTAATGCGGTTGTGTGGTTTGAAGATGGCTGATAAAGACTTCCTCTAAATAATGAATATAAGTAGTAAATCCAATCTATAATACCGTATTCAATTGATGATATAATGAGTGGATAAATAGCAAAAGCTAAAAATATTAGGAATTTTACAAACACCGAATATCCGCGATCCTTTCCGAAGAATATGCAATATAAAACTGCTAAACTTAGTATATAGTAAATATACCATAAGAAAAAGTTTATGTATACGTACCAATTCATATTGTTTAATAAATATTTTGTTTTTTGGTTATCAGTAGAATACACGTCTTTCATTTTTGTGTAAGATGTTTGTATGATATCGTTTTGCCATTGTACCGCATTATATAAATCTTGTTCTGCTGACATTTATATAATGATGTTATTTTTTTTATCAAAACATCAAAATCCAAAACTCAATCCTCCTGTACCTTGCCCTTGATATACTGGTTGGTAATTACTTGATTGTTGAGATGTATTTGCAATCTGATTTACAAAATTAAAAGCTGATTGATTTGCTTGGTTCATTTGATTTCTTATGAACGCCGAAACCGTGTTAGATGGAGTGGGGGTCGTGGGTGCTTTGGTTGTTGGAGCTGGGGTGGTTGGAGCTTTGGTTGTTGGTGCTGGTGTTGTTGGTGCTGGTGTTGTTGGTGCTGGTGTTGTTGGAACTGGGGTTGTTGGTGCTGGGGTTGTTGGTGCTGGGGTGGTTGGAACTGGGGTGGTTGGAACTGGGGTGGTTGGAACTGGGGTGGTTGGAACTGGGGTGGTTGGTGCTAGGGTTGTTGGTGATCTGGTGGTAGGAGCAGCACTAGTCATCGAAGTAAATGTTGGACTAGGATTGGGAGAAAAAGTTATAGTCGGTGTAGGTGTAGCTGTTGTGCTAGGACTGGGACTTGGACTAGGTATTATCGGTGCACCAGTTATTCCAGAAGTATTTACAGGAACAGGTCCAGATGCTTGTTGAGCTAAACACATCATCGAATTCGGATCCCATGCGGTACCTTGCCCGCAACAGCTTTGTTCATAACATAGTCCAAGAGATCCCCAAAAAGATGAACCACTACTGTCTTGTGCGGCAGGAACAAAAACACCACTACCGTCCGTCAATGGTGCAGGTAAATTCAACTCATTGAAGTTCACTTTATCTCGTGAATAGATAACTGCATAAATATAAATAATTATGGAAAATGCAACCAATAAATTTGCAATATGTAGTAAAATAACAATTCCGGAAGGAACATATGCAAATGTATTTGATAAAAATTGTATCAATAAAAACACTAAAAGTGCCGCAATAATAACGATAACAATCTTGGTATATTCCGCATATTTCAATCGATAAGAATTGTTTAATAATGCTTCGCGTTGTTGTTGAAACTTGGCTTGTTCGATGAGAGCCTTTTTCTCATTCAAACGTTGTTGTTCGGCATCAACTATTCCTATCATTTGGTTCTGGTGGTCCAAGATTGCATTTGACGAAGTATTTGCAGCCTGATATTGTTGTGCTAAACTAGTCATTTGGTTCTGCAAATCTGCAACATACCCCACAATTTGAGGTGCATTATTTACATTTGGATAACTATTTCCTAGATCGGTTATGTATTTATCTTGGACTTTGAATACACCGGCTAAATCAAAATACCCATTATTACTGGATGAAGAAGGAAGAGGTGCAGGAGAAGCAGAAACTATTGTTGCCATATTTTAATATAATTGATAATAATCGAATACCCTACTATTATACTCTCATATAATAGTGTTTGAAGGGTGGGCGATAACAAAATTGAAAGGCTTATTTATGAATTTTACTAAATACATTTCCCAATCAATTGCTACAGTTATACTGCTTCACATTATTATTCGAACCATGAACACTACATTCAATCAATACAGAAAGGCGTGCTACCAAGAGCGCATCCTCCAGAACAACCTGGAGGTTGTCAAGGACGCGACCAAGAGGTCCAAGCCTTTCCTAAAAAAAATAGAGAGTTTCCGTCAAGAGAAGTTGACGGATATTGAAAGAGAGGTCATGACAGTGGACGTTATTTGCCAGAGAATTATTGCAGGAGATCCGCTCGTTTGCGCTCTCTTTCGCAAGGATCCAACAAAACAGTCATTGGACGAAGTATGCCAGATTCAGTGGCTCAAGAAGAATCTGTCGCCTACTACGGACAAACTACCGGCTGACAAGGTGGGCGCAAAATTCTTTATCAACCAAACCTTGTCTACTATAACGGAAACAAATAAACGCCCAAAGCATGCGTCCAAGACGCTAGACACATATGACCCCGTAAACAACACCTATGGTATTTTGAAATACACGTCGGTGTCGGGTGGTGCGCAAGATAACCAATTCGCAGACGTTGAACACTTTATGCGCGAAATCGTCGGTTATTTGCAAAAGACTGCCGATGCACCTGAGACCTTTGTCTTCTATTTGGATGGTTCCTATTACACTGAAGAAAAAATTCATTGTCTGAAAGAGCTCATTCCGGAGGGGTTCGATGGTCGAATCCGGATCACAAATTGCGAGGCTATTTTGCCTAGACCATCCGAATCCGATTGTTAGATATTAGATATTAGATGTTCGATAATTGTGTACGCCAATTCAAATGGTATTCGTTTTCTCGCATATTCTTTAGATTCCCTAAATTGGGGTAGAAATAGACTCCATGTATTTGTCCGCCTAGATTCAATAAATTCGTTAAACAGTTTACATGTTTTTTCTTGGTCTTCCGGGTTCAGTGTCCGTCCTTGGACTCTAAGTGTTGCATATGTTCGGCTGCAGTCTTGTGCGGGGTAAACATATCCTGGTTTGTATTCTAGTTTGATGCGTCCTTGTTTTGATCCGCTATCTACTGCGGTAAGCGTCATGTGTGTTTGCTTTTCCCCGGGTTTCAATACATGTCCTTCTACGTGGCGTCTAACAATGATTGGATTATGGTTTTGGTTTTGGTTCTGGTTCTGGTTCTGAGTCAATCGATAGACTTCTCCCCCGATGATCCAATCGTTCGCCTTGGACATTTCGAATATCCTGGTTTCTTTGGAAGGATACTTTGTCCAAGATACACTTTGGCGAGTCATGGATGATTCGGTATCCAATTTTGCAAAAGAAATCGCGACCACTGTAGTTGCCGTATCTTGGAAAACGGACTCTTCAAAATAATTTACGCGCAAAATGCGATACTTGGACATGAAACTGTTGCGACACCTGACGTCCACGTCGCGTGGTGAGAAGAAGAATCCGGATGGAATAATCATGATCCCTCCATGACATGGCGCCGACTGTTCACACAGAGAAGTGATGAAACATTTATACAGATCATTCGTGTTGTATTTATCAAACAGGGTTTTGTTGGGACATTTATTTCTTGCTAAATAAGGGGGGTTTGTTATAATCCAATAATTCTGGTACGAGGGTGGGTCCATAAGGGTGTCGCGTTTTACTGTGTCCTCGTATTTGGGGTCAATATCATATAATATTGTGTTTGTGTTTGTGTTTGTCTTTGTTTGCGTTTGTTTTTGCGTTTGTTTTTTGATAAACCATTCGACTAAATCTCCCTTTCCTGCAAAAGGTTCGATGACATCTACGGTCTGATTCAACATATATGGTTCAATCGTTTCATAGAGTCCGTCCAAGATATAATCCGATTGAGTCGTATAATACTGTCCTTTCTGTTTTTTTTCATTGATACTGGATCTGGATGCGGGTCTTCGAATGGTCCGTACATTATCGGTGTATTGAATCAAAACATTTCTCATGTATCAATATTGATTATTAAATATCAAATATTGAATATATTATATTGTTATTGATGATGACTTTATATTGTCATAATCAATTTTACTAGACACCACATTAATGTCTATCAGTAGATAAATGTATTTATCTACCGAATACATAGAGAAATCCACCTTTTTGTAGCCATTTGGCTAGAAAACACGGATAGCCCTTAATACGGGATATAAGAGAAAAGACCACTCTCATAAATGGTTGCTCTAAAGGTATCATTAATTCCATCCACATAGACTATATCTCCGCTGCTAACCTCGTCGCATCCATATTCCGATGTGCAACTCTTTCCATTTACGCTTACAGGGAGTTTAGTATTCAAATTACCTGATGGCATCATCGTGTAGTACTGGTATTTTCCGCGACCAACGGGTGTTTGACGTCCCATCAAGGGCAACACCATATCACCCGATCCATTCAAACGAGTCAAAATACCAATCTGCGAATAGTTTGTTATAGGACCTTGTGTTGACATATTGATGGGAAGACCTCGGACTAATCCTCTTTCACTTGCTGGTGGATACGGTTGGTCGACTTTTACAGGGGGGATATATACACTTTGTAGGGAATCTGGAATTTGTAGAGGAGCCGAGAATAATACAATAGGAGTTTGTATAGAAGAAGATGCTACAGGAGAACCCTGAAGAATACTATTACCATTGTTGTTTCCGCTACCGCTGCCATCTGCGGGATTGGGTCGAACAAAAAATTGTTGAAAACTCTGTTGTGATTTGGGTTTAATGACAAGAACATAATATGCATAAATAAAGAGAACCAAGATAACAAAGACAATAAACAACGTCATATTTTCAACGCAAAATAATCCGGGGATGCACTTTTTTGCCATTTGTTAATTGAATTACTACAATACTATATATACTACTATAGTATTGTACGAAAAAAATGTATGCCCACTATATTATTACTTACTATACATTTTACTATAATATTCCAAAGACGTTTGGACTATCATCTCCACCGTCCAGGTGATTTCCTTCGAACCACGATATCCATTTTGCACTTGGTATAATTGAAGTGAAAATCTTCGCAACGCCATGTATAAATTGATGTGTAGTACAATTCAACATTGTTCCCCATTGTCCCATGGTTTTATATACAGTTTGCTTTCCTTTTCCATCGCCGAAATCCATGGTTCCTTTACATCTATAACAGTTTTCAATGACAGACTCAGGCCATTGTATTATGTGATATCCAGTTAAAGTAAATATAACTGTGTCGACTGGAAGAATCACTGCTTCTATGATAAGATCTATCAAGAATTGTAAGTCCAACCCCGTTATAGCGTAGATTAATAATAAAGGCAGTTCAATAAATACACCATAGAAAATTCCGAAAATAATATCGATTATGTAATATCGCGTGCACGAACCATTCCAAAATTTAATTTGTTTATCCCACATGCATTCTAATATGATCTTGAACACATCTAGACCGTAATCCGCGCCAGTTTTTGCCTCTTGTGCTCCGCAATTCACGTGGTTGAAAATTCCATCTCTTAATCGCGGAATACCTTCAAAGAAATTTTCTATATCGGTTAAAATCGCTTCCACCGGACCCAATATAGTGTTTCCCACTTGACCTACAAAGCTTGTAATACTGCTTCCTAAATTATTAAGATCATTCGGTATATTTTTTATTCCATTCCCAATACTGTTGAAAAAATCGTCTAAGGATTCCATACCTTCAACCGTTGCTTCGCGTTTTTTCCTTAGTTCAGTTGCTTTCTTTGATAGGAAAATCGTGAATAGTGTTATCGCGACCAGACCAAGAGCTGCGAATCCTATTTTTTGATATATCGAAAGTTTGATTTTATTCATACGATTTTATTTATATTTTATATTAATTACCCTACTATATACTAGAGATATATAGTAGAGACACGACTTGTTATTTATGTAGAAGCCGATCCTGGTGCCAAAGTAGAATTTGGGGAAGATGGTTTGGATGTTGAAGCTACACTTGCCTTTAATTTGGCAACAGTATCCTTTGCTTTTTCCAAGAGAGGTTGCATTTCAGAGACACCCTGCATTAATTTCACCTCTAAATCTAAGAGTCCCTTTATATCTGCTTTCGCATTTTCCACCAAAGTCGGTGTTGGTTCGGGTGATTCTGTTATTTTGGATGGCTTGGGTGTTGTTGATGTTGCTGGGGTCTTGGTCATCGTAGGGAAAGGTGTAGATTCCTCTTTATCTTCATTTTTCTCGTTTTTTTTATCTTCATTTTTCTCGTGATCATCCTCTTTATCCATTGAGTCAAATCCCTCTTCCACTTTTATTTCTTTACCATAAAGAAAAACATTCGATACGGCTAAAGCTATTATCATAACTACAATCATATTTTTGCTGAAAAACGTGGTTAGGAATCCGACTAGTATGAATACAGCTGCGTAAATCCCGTTTCCTGTGCTAACAAAAGTATACAAGTTCACTAAAGATACTACAAAAAGGAAGTATAGTACAATGCGGCTTTTCAACAAATTGCTGAAATTTCCATTTTTGTTGATCCAAGATGTTATCGATTTTAATAGTTTGGTCATGTTTTATATATGGTTCTTGGACAATAGATATATGTATCTCTAGAAATTTTGGTGGTTATTGTGTAAACTTTTTTTACACAATAATGTAATAGTCATGTTATACGCTTGTGTATTATTATGTCTTGATAATATAGTGCATAACGACGTAGGGTTGCATTAAATTCATGGCATTTCCAGATCCTGTTGTATTCGTTGTGAATGCGTGTTGATGAGTTGTCGAAGAATTGATGGTCAAACTGTGCGAATGCGATCCTGCTGATGATGTAGGTATATCACTTGGATTTGTACTATATCCTCCGTCTGCTGTTCTATATATAAATTGATTATCCGTATCATTTGAACTACTACCATATACTGAATTATTACTAGTTTTTTGTTCAGCAAAATAAGCATCGCTATAGTTATGACTGTGTGATCCAGTAGAATCCGTTGTTCCTGTATGACTATGTGATCCGGAAGAATCCGTTGTTCCTGTATGACTATGCGACGGCATTTCGGCAGTTGTTATTGTGTGTGTGTTGCTGATCCACCAGTTTGACCTCGGTTATAGCTTCCACCATTATGACCAACCACAACATTACCCTGCATATTGGGTACATTGAACGTAGTGGATCCATTACCCGATCCATAGGTTGTCCCGATGACGGAAAAGAGGTTTGCATATGTGGTTCTAGACACTTGTGATCCATCGCAAATCAACCATGTATTTGGTGGTGTAGAACCAGCGTACATTTTGACACATCCCGTAGGAACGTAATTTTGTAGATCAATAAATGTGGATGCATCGCTCGATACAGTAGGTGCTCCTACATTTACAATCTTGGACCCAGCTACATTAAGGTTCAATCCGTCGGTACTTGTAATGCTCGGCATATTACAATTACTTTACTTGATATATATCTATACGGATAAAAAATTGTAGAATCAGAAAAATGCAAGAAACACAAAAAAAAATCACACATTTTCGCTGTCTTGGCTAGATTCAAAATTTTCTTCCTCGTCTTGGACATATCCCTCTGGAACTCTTTCTCCTCCATAAATGTCCAAGATTTCCTTGACTACTTCCTCGCGTTGGATATCGGTTTTGTCGAATTCAAAACTACTAATACTGGACGACCGTTTTCCGCGAAATTTGTCCAAGAAATCTTCCAACCCATTACGCTCGTTGGGACGGTCATATTGATCTAAATCTCCAGTGATAACGAGTCGGCTGTTTTCGCCCAACCTGGTCAACAACATTTTCATTTGCGATATACTGCAGTTTTGCATCTCATCCGCAACGATCCACGAATTTTTGAAGGTACGGCCTCGCATATATCCTAAAGGTGCTATCTCGATGATCTTTTCCTCCATGAGGGCGACAACCTCTTTTGGCGAAATAAACTGATACAGGACATCATAAATGGGGCGAATCCAAGGCGCCATCTTTTCTTCCAATGTTCCTGGGAGGAATCCGAGTTCTTCGTCTACGGACACCGAAGGACGCGTGAAGATGAGCTTGTCATATACACCTAGCAAAAAATTACGCACACCGAATTCTGTTGCAAAGAGGGTTTTCCCCGTTCCAGCTGGACCGGTTGCCAAGATGATCTTTTTCGCCTTGGACTTTAACATGGATGCATAGATTTCTTGGCTTTTCGTCTTGGGTTTTGTGAACTTTTGGTCAAAGAGGTCGCGTTCTTTTTGCGAAAGGTATTGATGTTGCTCATAGACTTTGCGCGATTCTTTGAATCCGGCTTGCCCTGCTATATGACCGTCATGTTGTTCATATTCATATAGAATCTCTTTTTCGTTCTGCTTCTTGGACTTGCGGCCACGCTTCGATACAGGTTTTGCGTGTGCTGCAGCTACTTCTCCAAGAGAGTTCGACAGATCCATTTTTACATTAGAGTGGTATTTTTATTACAAGGAGGGATTTCTTTGTAATAAAATGTGTTGTAAAATTTGATAGGTGTTTTATTCACGTTCAGGTCATCTTACTTGAAAAATAGAATAGTCTTCATCATGTTTAGATATTGTTTTTCCAAATTCTGGTTTCAATACATCATATGCGGTTTCAAGCTCATTAAGTTTGTAATTCTTTAGATCTTTACTAAGTTCTGGATCTCCTTGAATTTTTTGTTTTTTTATTTGATACATAGTGTGTAATAAGCCAATGTTAAGTATTTCTCTATTTGTACCAAGTATGTCTATAGCATCGTCGCTAGTAATGTTTTGTTTAATTTCTGGTTTTTTTAATAAAAAATTTAAATTGTTTATTGAAACATAAAAACGATATTGATCCCAAGGTTTTTCATATTGTACATCTATTTTTAATTGTTTGATTAAGGATTCTATCTCGTCTATATCTCCTTTTTCCATTTCGCGTGATTTTCTATTATTAAATTTTTTATACAAATATTCTGCACGATCAATTGGTATCATGTACATTTCTCTTGATGACCACAATTTATAGCCAAGAAAACGTATTCCACCACGTTTGTATCGCCTGGTCTGTCGCTTTTTTACACTTTTCGCGGTTTTTCTAACACATCGCTTTATTGTTTTTGGCATTCTCCTATTAGAATAACGTGATATTTTTTCATAGTAATGATTCAATCAAATAAAAATCGATCTATCCTGGTCTTAACGCAAAACATCTTATGTGCTAAAATACCGGCGACAAAGACCAAGACGATTGTTATCCAATACGACCACCTAAAGAACCAAGCCAAGAATATTCCGAGTACAAGAGTCATGACTGTATCGACTAAAGCTATGTCCAAGATGGGAATCCTATACTTATGCGCACCCTCGCCCACTTTTCCAAACATATCTTTGTATTTACACAAATCCATATTACGAGTAGTATATTTTATAGATATAGATTTCTTGGGGTAATACGATTCCTTAAACCTTTTCACATTTCAAATTTCAAATGCCGAATTTATAAATTCATCGATATTATTATTACACAATAATGGTGCAAACTTATTTATTTTTTCATCATTCCAATTCCACCATTTAATTTCTAATAGTTTATCTATTTGTTCTTTATCAAACCTATATTTTATTAATTTTGCTGGATTTCCTCCTACTAAACTGTAAGGTTCTACATCTTTAACAACATGACTATTATTTGCAATTACTGCACCATCACCAATATTAACACCTGACATAATTACTACATTATCACCAATCCACACATCATTTCCAATAATTACATCCCCTTTTGTTAATGGATGTCCATTACCATTGAAATTATTGAATATACCCTGATGTACATGACCAAAAGGATATGTAGTGACCCAATCTATTCTATGGTTGCCTCCTAAATAAACATCCACATTTGATGCTATTGAACAAAAATTACCTACTTTTAATTTTGTACCTTCATTCCAAGAATGTATAGAAGGTCTACCATATGTATATTTTCCGTACGACATTATATTATTTAGGTATTTATTTAGGCGTTTATTATTTATATTTATTTAGGCGTTTCTCCGAAATTATTTTCTTTTAGCCTCTTTTTTCGGGAAAAATAATCCGGCGTTTTTGGAAACACATATCCGACCTCTTTTCCTTGCGAATTTCTACAATCTTTCCGATATTTCGCTGAATAAACGAAAGATCCGAAAAAATTGATAGGCAGATGGACGCTTTATATGTAGTATAAAACAATGGATTTTCATCTTGAATCAGCTATGCAGAATCGCGAGCAACAACCCGACATTAGTTTGATGGATTTACTGGAGAATCAAGACTGTGTCAAGATCAAGCTCATTATCCGTCGTCCACAAGAGGGCAAAACCTTCATCATGATTAGCGACATTATGAGTGATCAAAGAAATAGTCTGAATATCATTTTCACTATGAACACGATCAATTCCAACCAGCAACTGTATAGCCGACTTTTGCAAAAGTGTGGTCCTAATAAACTCCTGGTGTTTAATTCAAAGCCCGAAAGTGTAGGACCTGGATGCCTACATGCAAAGGGGTCGTTCGAAGCATTACAGATTCTAATGACCCATAGTATTTCATGTTTAGTTGTATGCGCGCATTCGTCCAAGATTCGCAAACAGATTCCTTCTTTGCTCCGTTTCCTAGGTGGATTACGCAATTTCACCCGCGATGTAAAAATCCACATCGATGAAGCACACAAATACATTCCGGAAAACCGCGAATCCGTCATCGACATGCACAACATGCCCATCGTAAAAGAGATAACGGGATATAGCGCATCGCCAAAGAATATATGGGTTCCATACCATCCCATCTTTGGAAACATGTACATTGTGGATGTGGCCGCAGAAATGGGAATCATGACGGCGACGGATTATTTCGGAGTTAGAGATACCGTGTATGTTCCATGCGAACTTTCATCAAGGGATCTGATTGAATGGGCCGATTTGAATCCCGCAATACCTTCGAAAATCCTTAATATGGTAAAAACGAATTCTATCAATTGGCTCGTTTCATCTGTATTTGGTTTAGGTAATGAAGTCGAACTGTTGTCCTTTGTCAAATTCACTTTGGCTGCGAAATTGGTGAATGATATTGATCCAGACCAATTCAGTTATAATTTCATTCCGGCGTATACCCGACGTGCGACACACTACATGATCGCCGAAATGATCTTGGAACAATTCCCCACCGCGAATGTTATTGTTATGAATGGACAGCATTTCGGATTGTATCGTACCAACGAAATCGTAGATTTTCCTAAAGATTTGATTAATGTATGTGAACCCTCTAAAAAGGTGGAATATTTGATTCGCGGATCACCGGATCGTCCTACCTTTATAACCGGTTTTACATGCTTGGGTATGAGTATTACGCTTATCAATGAACTACTGGGCAATTTCGACAATGTTCTCATGTGCCACCAACACTACAGCGATGATATCTCGTATCAGTTGTGCCGATTCTTGTTTAATTACACGTCTTGGTCTGATGAAACCCGGCGTAAGATCAAATCTACCCGATTCCACTGTTTGCATGCCGAGACACGAGATCGTTGTTTAGCTTATGAAGTGCTAACTCTGAATATCATGGAGAATTTGTCTGGCGAAATGAGAACCAAGGAAGAGATTACTGGACAGGTCGATCCAAATGCAGAGCGCAACCATCGCAAGCGATTGAATCGCAAGGAACGCCAGGAGATTATTGAGGAGCTTGGACGATCGGCAAGTGTAGTCTGGCACAGAATCCCTGTGTTTGATGGAAACGATGAGGAACGCTGGAGCCACATTCGTCAAACATACCGAATCCACCATGAGAAGGAAATCGGTAGACGTGTTATGCCGAAGAAGAACAGCGATGGATTCTACATTTCGTCGTTGACTAAGCAAAAGACGATTCTATCCAACACTGATATCAAGCGTCATAAACAAACCGACAAATGGAACAGTTTGCATGATCTGTGTATGCAGACCAATTATTCGCGTTTATTCGTTGGATACGATGACACCCAGGATCCCGGAGACTACACCATTTGGATGAAACAAACTACTCTAGAACCGACCGAGCGTGTTATGGTACTATTGGGGAGATATCGTGTTTTGAAACGGGAATTCACCGCCTTGAACAATGATGACGGACGGCAGATGGCTTCATCCGACAATGAAGATAGTGGTGATAGCAACGATGGCGAATCTTCTGATACAGAATCTACAGTATCCGATACAGAATCTACTGTGTCTTCGATTGCATCTGCCAGTGTGGAGGTGTAAAAATTATGTATATGAATTTTCAACTTTGTAAATGATACTTATAGATTGTTTCTTTTATGAACATTTCATGTGGTTTATCATCAACTAAATAATAATAAAGAGCTATCCGTGTTTTTTGTAGCAAAATAGCTATAAAAAGGTGGATTTCTCTATATCTATATGTATTCCTTGTAATTCCTTGTTTAGTAAAATCCGGGAGAATCCTAGGGTCCATAGAATCCTTCAAATAATTTAGGCGTTTCTCCGAAATTATTTTCTTTTAGCCTCTTTTTTCGGGAAAAATAATCCAACGGTTTTTCAGACTTGTTGGAAACATCTTTTACGCCGTTTTTTCCATGATCTTTCGCGAATTTCGCGGAATAACACAAAGATACATATAGATAAAACGACCGCACACAATATGCTGTAGAGTATTGCGTAAAAATTTTGGTACCCAAACCCATATTTGAAGAAGGAAAACGACATAAAAATGTCCCTAGTATATTATTTAGCCAAAAATGTCCTCGCCCGCAAAACAATCACATATTTTGATAGATGGAGAAGAAAAACTCACTCGTGAACGGGCAGACAGTATAGTAAAACCGGCAACTACAACCACTATTGCAAAACCCGCCGATCCTTTATTAACCGCCAATGATGACCGTTTCGTTATGTTCCCAATTCAACACGATGACATCTGGAAAATGTACAAACGCCAGGTCGATTGTTTTTGGCGGGCGGAGGAGATTAATTTGGCGGGCGACTTGAATGACTGGGCAACTTTGTCTACGGATGAAAAACACTTTATCTCTATGGTACTCGCTTTTTTTGCGGCTTCGGATGGAATCGTTTTGGAGAATTTGGCAGTCCGATTCATGGGCGATGTTCAGATCGCAGAAGCCCGTGCATTCTATGGATTCCAAATTGCTATGGAAAATATTCACTCAGAAACCTATAGTTTATTGATCGATACGTATATCAAGGACAACGAAGAGAAAGCCAAGCTATTTACGGCTTTGGAGAATTACCCTTGCATTGCAAAAAAGGCGAATTGGGCGAAGAAATGGATTGGCGATAATCGCTCGTCTTTCGCCTCGCGACTCGTCGCTTTTGCGGCCATCGAGGGTATCTTTTTCTCGTCTTCATTTGCATCGATTTATTGGATTAAAAAGCGCGGACTCATGCCCGGACTCACTTTTTCCAATGAACTTATTTCGAGAGATGAGGCTTTGCACACCGAATTTGCGGTTCTTTTGTATACCAAATTGCAAAAGAAACTTCCTAAAAAACGCATCTATGAGATTATCCAAGAAGCCGTCGAAATCGAAAAAGAATTTATTACGGAGGCGATCCCTTGTCGTATGATTGGCATGAATGCCACCTTGATGACGCAATATATTGAGTTTGTTGCCGACCGTTTGGTTGTCCAATTGGGATATGAAAAAATATACGGATCTGCCAACCCTTTTGATTTCATGGAACTTATTAGCGTAGAGTCCAAGGTGAACTTTTTCGAACGTACAAATGCTGAATATGCTTTGGCAAATAAAACAGTGGATAAAGATGTCTTTGATTTTGCAGCGGATTTTTGAATGATCCGATTGTGAAAAAAAAACGCATTAGTATATATACAATATGTCAACATCAGTACCTATAGAAAGTACCCTAAAAAGTATGTTAACCAAACAGATTACAGAACAAGTTTATAGAGTTTCTGGTTTTAAACCAACCCAAGAATATTATGATAAAAATCAAGAAGATTATAATAAAAAACAAGTAATTATAGGGGATGTGATCAAGGAGTTATTGTCGTCAAAAAATCATATTACTGACAAAATAGTAGAACATAAATTATCTGAAAAAGATTTTTATGATAACAAATCCAAAAAAGGCGGAAAGAGAAAAACGATCAAACGATTATCAAAGATGAAACGATTATCAAAGAAATCTAAATCCTATAAAAAATGGAATATATTTAGTTAAAGTTTATGTATTATATAATACAATACACAAACCATGGAACAAAGAAAAACAACAGATATAGAATCTTTAATGAACTATGCGGATAAGCGAAGCGACCATAAGCACACAAGTAAAAGCGTACAATAACCTATGAGTGCTCTCCAAACCACATACCATTTGCACAACCTCTTTCGAAACCTTGTAAACTTTCTACTCCAAGATCATGATCAGGGCGATGTCTTCGATGATGCGTCTCACGACCAATAAAAAATCCGACCACACAACCTTCGATCCACCCTATAAACCATGCAACATGTTCAAACACAACATCGAATGTATCATCTACACAATTTGAATCTTCTTTATCAGACACTTTCATTTACTCTACACTACATATAGTTTTTTGTTATGAAAGTAAAATAATATCTATAATCTTAGAATTAAAAATTGGATATGTTGTTTGATTATCAATGAAATTTGACGATAGTAAAAAAACCCACGAAGAAAAGTGTGAATATGGACAATAACCTATAATGCAATTATGTTTAGATAAATAAATTAACTCGGCAATTGATTCTAACATTTTATCATGAGTTCTGTTAACATCCATCTGATTGTATTCATATAATATATTGTCTCTCTTTACAATACTATTCAGTCTTTCAGACGTACGAAGGTGTAATCGTTCTTTTTTTTGCATAAGATTATTAATTTTATCTGTCGATTCATTTTCCGAAAGTATTTTGATTAAATCTCCTCCTCTAAAATGGATAATCCGATTTCCCGACCCATGCGCTTTAATCTTATTGGATACAATAGTGTTTATGGTTTCTTTGAATGTTATTACATTGTTGAAAATGTTTTTGCAATAGTCATTGGATACAAATGAATACATATGAAATGCGACTGATACTATATTATTGTGATTTACCCATTCTTCTATATTATCCCATTTAGATCTATTGTTAGTAGATGTACTTGCCCATATTTCGGAAGATTTATTATTTTTATGATATTTATCGTATGGTAAAATAAAATCATGTTTTGTTAAATCAATAATATCATTTAATGGAATATTGCAATGATCATTTATAATCCAATTTATATAGATCAATGCATTCGGATACTTTTCATGTATGTAAAATAGGTTCATCAAATTACATAATCTATTTCCAAATCCAAAATTGAATTTGAATACTATATTTTGTCTCATAAATATACTATTTATGAGACAATAAACAGAATCAAAGATTGCGATTCTTTTTAGTACGGCTTTTTCCGCCATATCGTATACGATCGCTTTTAGTAGTAATATTGTGTTTTTGAGGATTTGATGTTTTATTTGCAATACGCTTTTCTCTTGCTACCCTTCTTTCTAATAAAGCATTCATTTCATTTCGAGTAAATGTCGGCGATCTCAATTCAACAATTATACTTTTATCTTCTTTCAACACTTTCGCTAATTTATCATCAAATTCCTTTTCTCTTTTTTCTCGTTGAATAAATTTTTGTAAAATGATCTGTTTTTGTAGTAAATCGTCTATTATGCTATATCTATTCAACTTCTCGATTATACCCAAATGTTCATAAACCGGGTAATTTGATTCTATATTTATACCGTTCAAAGGTTTCTTACAAACACGGGTTATAATATTCAAACTGTTTTGTGGTGGCATTTTATTTTCACGCAAATATTCTAAACTATTCTCTAGTATATCCAAAAATTTGACTTGTTGAGCATGGTTTGAACTGGATCTAGAACTATCGTCAATAGGCCTTAATGGCGACGTATATTTTGGTGATTTTGACCTATAATTTTTGCTTGATGTTTTTGACGACATTATACTAAACTTATAGTATATTGATATTATTATATTACGTAATCCTCTACGTCTACAAATTCCGTACTCTCGGTCTCTTCGTCCGTTTGTCCATCGCGATAAATATCCAAAGTTCTGGCGCTAGCATCTGAAGCCTCCACATACTTGGGCATCCAAAAATAAGGAACTAGGCGACCCAAACCCGGATACGCCTCTTCAAAAATCTGGCGATACCACTGTTGCTCGGCGGTTTTGGGAGGATTCCACGTATAACTCTTTTGTTCTAGATCCAGAGTTTTACTACTTTTTGCATGGTCTCCCAGAATTTCATACAAAGATCGGGTTTGTCCGCTAACGCCATCGCTAAATGCCTCTTTCCTACGCCACAAGACATCCTCCGGCAATAAAGGATTTCCTTGACAATTCGCAAACCAAGCCGGCGAAAAAGCCTGACGCAACAAGTATTTTTCCGGATTGCGACCCAATTTATGGAATCGGATTTCGGGTAGAATCGACAAATAAAACTGCACCCAGGATCGATCCAAAAAGGGTGTGCGGGGTTCTAAACCATGACTTGAAATGGATTTATCGGAACGCAAAACGTCGAATGCGTGAATGTCTTTCAACAATCTTCGGGATTCGCGATCAAATTCCACGGCATCTGGGCATGCGCCCATATACAGATACCCGCCCGCCAATTCGTCAGATCCGTCTCCATTAAAGATGACTTTTGCCTCACTATGCTGAGAAATATGCTTACCAAGTAGCCAGTTTCCAATGGATGCACGCACTGTAGTAGTATCGTAGCTCTCGATTCCTCGGATCACCTCAGGAACGGCCGCAATAAAGTCGGCCTCCGTCAAAATGATCTCCGTATGTCGCGTCCCTAAATGATCCGCGACGGTTCGCGCATACTTGAGGTCTTCCGATCCCGAAAGACCAATTGAATAGGTCTCGATGGGAGGATGCCCGTGGATCTTGTGATACTCAGATACCAAAGCCGCTACCAAACTGCTGTCTAATCCGCCAGACAATAAGCACGCAATAGGACGATCGGTAGTGGAACATCTCTTGAAAACCGCCGACATGAAATACGTCTGGATCTCGCCGATACAATTCGCAATTTCATCATCGACCGTGTTTTGCAAATGAATATTGGTTTTGAATCCGGGTGTGTGGTATTTTTCAGTGCGCACATGTCGCCATTGTGGAGACACTTTTTGCGGTAGCTCGTATTCGGCATAGTGTCCCGGAGGGAAATGCGCAATAGTGTCCGTATCTACATTGTTTCGGAGTTCTGCCAACATTTTCGCCTCGGAAGCGAAACCGTATGATACGCTTTGCATGCGTTCATTGGGACTCTCTAGTATGTAGAGAGGTCGGACGCCGTATGGATCGCGCCCAACATACATCTTGGTGCACTGTTCGGGCTCTGTCAAAAGACGATTATCCAACAAAACAAAAGAGAATACACCGTCTAACATTTGGAGTGTTTGTTCGATACCATAGTGCTTGTATAAATGCAAGATTACCTCGCAATCCGAATCCGTATCGGGGATAATATTCATATCCATGTATAACTTTTGATAATTGTAGATTTCGCCGTTGCAGATCAAGATAATGTCGTCGTGTACTAATGGTTGGTTTGATGCCGCATTTAGTCCGTTGATGGCCAGTCTGTGAAATCCGAATTGTGCACCAATAGATACCTTTTGCAAAACCGAGTGTTCCGGCCCTCTACCGCGACCTTTTTCAAATTCTTGTTCCACCGGTTTATTGGAAAATCCGTCATTTAATAAAGCAAAAATACCACACATATCTAACAGTTATTCACAAGACATCTTTATGTATATTTCTGTTTATGATGATTATATAATATATCCCTTAATATGGGTAGATGCATAACATGATGTTGAATAATGTCCTTCTCTACCGCACCTATAACAACAATTTTTTCTCGGTTTTGCGCCGCATTTTTTTTCATGGTTCGCGCATTTTCTTTCGTCGGTAAATTCTTTTTCGCAATATTCGCAACACCATATATCTTCATATTCTGATTCATCGTGAGAATGGCACTGGTTTGCAAAATGGCCGTGTTTTCCACATGTGAAACATCTACCGTTAGTTCCATGGTTCATTTGTGTAAGATGATCAATCGTGGATTGGTCTAGTTCAATCGATACAAATGACCCACCGCGAACATTTTCTACGCCATATCGATCCATGTATTTTCTGGTATATTTATCTTCATCATAATCATCACAGTTAGGAACTAACTCTACTAATCGAATTGGTTTGTATTTTCGTGTCCATGCTGACCCATATGCTGTAAAATGACTTTCTATGCGGAAACTGGGATCATTGGTTTTTCCAATATAATATTTTCCCTGTTCTAATTGAATCGCGTAAATAAATACCATAGTGTTTTCGTGCGATTCTTTTTTCGTGCGATTCTTTTTTCGTGTAATCCTTATCCATAGGTTTTGTCGAACCCTCGCCCACTTCAATTTTCTCGAATAAAAACAAAATTGAAGGGCTTTTTTTGCATTTATTTGATTGCACTCCTTTCAAGGAATAAGATATTAGTAAGAAGCGATTTTGAAGAGATTTCAGTGTAAAAGATGCCACGATCAAGAGAATGCTGCGATAGAGATAACCGAGATGATGCATACTGGGACTGGAAAGAGTCTCGCATGTGTCAGGAAGAGGAGGAGTATGAGTATGCGCATGAAGATTATATTGGCGAACACTTTGTCATCGATTCTTCTGGTTCAGAGGCGTATTCAGAAGATGTAGATGCCGAAGAAGAGTATCTAAAGCAATTTCATCGAATAGATGATGACTTCGATCACGTCGATGCAGTAAATGCTATGAAGGCCAATATTGCAGAACTCATGGTCCAAGTGTATGTATTAGAGGCAGCTTGTGCAAAAAAAGACGCAGAAATAAAGAAATTAAAAGAGGATTTACAAGTCATGACCGAGTGGATCGTAGAATCCGAACAGCCCGAAACAGTCAATGGACTCTAGAGTATAGAGTATAGAGTATAAGTAAAACATCGATAGATTGCTGCGATAAAAATAAAAAATAAAAACCTGTAAAAAACCTATAAACCCCCTATAAAAACTGTATGAAGTGTATTATCCTAGAAGACGAAAGAAACCAAATCAAAAAACTCATAAACAGTTTTTTTTCGTCTCCCTCGGAAAACCAAGAAGAGTTTTGCAACCAAGCGCAAGAGTTATCCAAAGAACTCCCACAAAGAATAAGACGGGTTCTACAAGATTTCGCAAAACAGGGATCCAACTCGGGATTTTTACTTTTCCAAGGGTTCGACACAGAACCGGTTGAAACGCCCCCGGATAACAAACGCAAAATTGGCGAAACGACCGATCTTGCAAAAATCCAATCCATTTTGATGAACACGCTTGGACAAATGATAGCCTATGAGGCCGAAGGATATGGTCAACTGTTTCAAGACATTGTCCCGGATAAGAGTATGGCGAACAATCAAAGCAGTATTGGTAGTCATACGGAATTGGAGATTCATACAGAACAGGCTTTTTCAAAACTCCGACCCGATTTTCTAAGTTTAGCATGTTTACGCGGAGACCCAAATGCACAAACTTACGTTCTTCCATTACATGCCATCTTGGACAACTTGTCCCAAGAAGACATTGAACTTCTGAAACAGCCGTTATGGACTACGGGAGTGGATTTGTCTTTCCGACTGCACGGACAAGAATTTGTAGAAGGCGATATACGTGGTCCTATGCCAGTGTTGAATGCCGATTCCAATGGGGAAATAGGTTTAGTCTTTGATCAGGATTTGATGCGAGGTGTCAATGATATAGCCGATGACATGCTGAAAAAAGTCGTCGATATTTATTACAAAGATCGCATCGCGCATAATTTGCAACCGGGCGAGATCATCTTTATTGACAACCGGAGAGCACTTCATGGACGATCCCCTTTTTTCCCGAATTATGATGGTAAAGACCGTTTCTTGGTCAGATGTTTTGCAACACTCGATTACGGTCGATCTGAATATGCGCGTATCTGTGATACTAGAACTGTTGCTGCTATGTATAGTTAGTGTATCATTCGATAATATATTTATCCACTAATGGACAAAAATAGTATGCGTATAATATATAATATGTCAGAACCAAAATATAAAAAAGACGATATTGTTGTTAGCACAGACGACCAAGTTGATAAAGAAGTTTTAAAAGTTATAAGTCTTTCAGACAATATATATTATTTAGTAAACGTAATTAAATCAAAAACTACATATAATCTCGATAAAGATGGACGTATGAAGATTACACGAGAGGCATTAGAGGGTCCAGGATACGTCTTTGCTCCTATAGGCGATCCTGATATTGATTATATTATTCAAAATCATAATAATAATAATAATACCGGCGGAAAGCGTAAAACAAACAGAAAAAGAACCCATCGAAAAAGGTACAACCGTAGAAAGACCTATCGAAGAAAGATAAGATAATCTTACTGCATGTACTTTACGTACATGTTGTGTATACAAATGACTATATACACATATGAATATTACACCCTTGAAGATTTTTACAAGTCGTAAGAACTTGTAAAAATGATACGTCATTAATGTCTATCGGTAGATAAACGTATTTACAAAACAGACAGAGAAATCAACCTTTTTGTAGCCATTTGGGTAAAAGAAAAATCAATCCACCAAAAACGCATTACATTCATGCAACATTTCAATAATGTAGTTTGTTAGCACTTCATCTATATCACGATGCAGAACGATTCGAATCAAGGTGGGCGACCAAACACTTACGACAATATTACGCGCCTTCAAAAAATTGCCGACAACTGCCGCATCAGCGACCTCCAAAAAAAGAATATTGGTCTCGACTATCGATGTCATCAACCGAAAAGACCTCATATTTGCTACGGATTTTGCAATACTCGACGTATGAATATGATCATGTAGCAAAATCCCATTCACAAAATCGTCCAAGGCGATGAGACCTGCTGCGGCCACGATCCCGACTTGGCGCATGCCTCCACCGAGTGCTTTACGTATTCTGCGTGCTTTTTCGATAAATTCGCGAGGACCTACTAACAGAGATCCAATAGGACATCCAAGACCTTTAGATAAACAAACCGATAAAGAATCTACGTATTGGGCTACTTCGTGGGCCTCTTTTCCGGACGCTGTCAAAGCATTCCAGATGCGTGCGCCATCCATATGAATGGGCAGATTCCGTTTTACGGCTAGATCGCGAAGACCCTCCAAGAAATAGAGCGGCAAAACCTGTCCACCGCATGCATTATGGGTATTTTCAACACAGATCAATTGTGTAGTGGGTTCGTGAATATCGTCGTCCCTTATAGCGGCATTCACGTCGGACAAATCCATGGTTCCATCGGCTAGATTGCGGACGGTTCTTGACGAGACGCCACCAAACTGCGCTGCGCCACCCTGTTCAAATAGAAACATGTGGCTTTTATCACCCACGATCATTTCGCTACCGCGCGAATTACACCACGTCAATACTGCGGCTAAATTGCTCATTGTTCCTGAGGGGAAAAATAAAGCGGCGTCTTTTTGAAACATATTGGCAACACGATTCTCTAATTTGATTACTGTTGGATCTTCACAGGACACATCGTCCCCCACTTCTGCGTGCAACATGGCTAAACGCATTTGTATTGTGGGTTGGGTTACAGTATCGCTATGTACGTCGATCATTCGTTTACACACTATATTTACAAACTATAGTTATGTTTATGCATTTTTACCTCTTTTTTGTATTGTGATAGTTTATATCGACCAAAATGGATTTGTTTCTCTCTTTAGATCCGTGGAGTTTCATGATGTTTGCTTTTATTTGCTTTTTGATACTATTTACTGTATTTTATCAGATCAAACCGATTTCGCATACTATTGCCGAAGGATTCTTTGACCGTGCAATTATGTAGTCATCAAGAAAACCTTATATATAAAAATATTATATCCATAATATATCTAAAATATGAACGATTCTTCATCGAATAACGTTATAGATTATACTACACTTTATTATTCACCTATTGAATTGCAATCCAATAATCCGGGTGTTGATTTAGTACAGGCTTATACAAATTCTTTGTTTGTAGGTACAAGTTCTATACCTAATGCAAATATACAACAAATACAACCAGGGAATCGATATTTTTTAGATACACAAAATACGTGTGTTGATTCCAGTGGTAATCTTAGACCACTTACTACTTTAGTTGATAATGTTATGAGTAGTGATTTAGCAAATCCTCAGAAACAGGGATTGATGTATTCTGTGATAGCATCATTGAACAGAATCAGCCCTGCTTCATCTGTAATGGATTCTTCTCTATGTAAACCTGCTTCGGTTTATACTAATGGATCAAATGCTGGTTTAACTACATCGGGATGGGTGTCGTCAACAGAATACAACACTATAGATCCTCAAGCGATTAGTCAGAGTGGAATAACGGTATTTTTGACAAATTCCACGCCCATTCCAACAACATCTGCACCAACAACATCTGCACCAACAACATCTGCACCAACAACATCTTCACCAACAACATCTTCACCAACAACATCTGCTCCAACAACATCTGCTCCAACAATACCTTATACTCCATGGCAACCCCCTTTTATGCAAGGTTTCTGTTCATCCGATACATGTTTGCAAAATAAAACGCATGATACTATTGTCCAAGTCTATTTAGCCGGATTAGTGGCGCTTGCTGGATACATCGTATATAGCGCAATCACTCGCAAATAATTGATCTCAATCAATCATTGATATCAATCTAAATCTATTTATCCTATAATTACACACCCCATCGTTTGAATATTTCCAAGGCAACTAGACCACCTAATATTTGTGCTACACTGTAAGGAATGATATCGCTAGGGGGGTATTTACCAGCTGCGGCCAAAGTTATCGTTATTGCGGGATTCAAATATCCACTCGAAAAACGAGACAATATAAGCAAAATCAAAGCGAATGCGGCACCAATTGCTAAAACATTGTTCGTTGCCAAGATGATGTAAATGAAAAAAACTGATCCAATAAATTCGGCTAAATATTCATACATATTTTATATACTATAATATGTATTGAAAATAATACAGAGCGTTAAGGCCTATCCGTGTTTTTGTAGAAAAATGGCTACAAAACTGTCTATTTCTCTATATGTCTTCGGTGGATAATATATATTATCTACCAAAAGAACCTGGACTTTCTAATGTTTTGTAGCTATTTGGCTACAAAAAAAACGGATAGCCCCTTAATATGAATATATGATGTATTTTAGTATATATTCATATATTTACAAAGATAGGTGTATCTCCACTTCTAACGACGATGAGCCGCCATCCAATCTACATATGATCCATTGTGGTCATCTCCACCATTTGCCAAATCATTGTATGTTTGATTAACTGCTTTCTGACGCCGGTAAGCAGCATAGTCAGACGAATCGGCAACAAATTTGGTATTGCATGTAGACGAAGGTATTCCAGTTCCATCGCATTGTGATATGATCGAACCGATTCTACCGGTTATTCCCGGGTATTTATTGTTGACTTGATTGGATCCTCCGCAAATGTATTGAACACGTCCCAAAAAGTCGCCGGAATTGTTTACCGCACGAAAAGGCGTTGTTACCCGTGTTCGCCCGTTAACCGAACCTGTGGCGTAAGCTGTATTCCAAGAATTTACAACAATTCTACGAGTCATAACCTGTTGACTATCCTTGTAGTTAGTGTATGTTTGTTTGGCAGAATAACCATTGTAAGGTCCTCCACCAAGATTCGATCCTCCTAAATTGGGTGTTGTCAAATTTTGCATAGTGGTATTATAAAGTATACTATACTTGTATATTTTTATTCACCACGGAATAATGAATTCGGTACGGATGCGGTGTTCGAAATCGACCCAGCCGGATTACTTTGTGATATAAGATTTACGGTTTGTCCATTCACAATGAAATATTGGTTTGGATCGTTTAATGTTATATTTGAATTGAATATGATATTGAGTGGTGTTCCAGATGGTGTATCAATTAATACTGGCCATGCATATGTATTATCTACCGCATTTTGATCAAAAACTGCAGTATTTCCTGTTATAACATTAATTGTTCCAGGGAGTTCGTTAAACGCTGTTAATTGATATGGGGTAAAATTTGCATTCCAAACATTTCCTAAGCCACTAGTAGCAACTTTGTATAAATATCGATTTGCTGTTCCGTTATTCCATGAACCTGTGGAGTATCCTGTATTCGTAATAAATACATGACTGGCATCATTACCAACGGTGTATCCATAAATATAATTACTGGCGGGATTTGAGCAAATGTCGAATAATAGAGAAGCATAACAGTTGGATATATCAACGCGTCCAAGAGAACCGTCAAATAATGAATTACCGGATGGATAACCTCCCACAATTCCACCTGCGGTAGTATTATTGAGAGAACCGTCATAATAACAATTGTAAACACCACAACTACCTCTTGATATGTTTGTTGTAGCATTAGCAGTATTTGCCGCATAAGCACCCATAATTCCTCCACCATAAATGGCATCTATTTGTCCTAATGCATAGCAATTTCTTGCAATTGCATTTTCTTTATTATTACCCGTAGAATTTTGTTGATTATTTAGTCCGGCAGCTCTTCCGTAAATTCCGCCGGCATGTAATCCACTAATGACACCAGTAGAATAACAATTTGTTGCAGACACATAACCACCATATTGACCTGCGCCTCCTCCTATGATTCCACCCGGACCGTTTATACCGCTAATAGCACCTGTAGAGAAACATCTGGATACATCTACTACACCACCATTTAGATTCGTTATCGAAGTACCAGCAGCCGGATTTGAACCTACAATACCTCCTGCTTGATATCCTGATATATCTCCAATGGAACTGCAATCAAAGACTGTTAAATGTCCTTCATATGCTCCTGCATATGACCCTACAATGCCACCGCAACCATAACTTGTACCAGTACCGTAAATAGTACCCGTCGAATTACAGTGTTCGATAACGTTATTTTTCCCGGAAACACCATAGTAAATTTGTCCAATCCATCCAGCTCCAGGATTCAATGTATATGAACCATGTGCAGTTGCAGTTATATTTTTTAGTGTAATATTAGAAAAAGATCCGCTTACAGAACTCGATCCGTTTTTAACAATTCCTGGATAGTTTAATACACCACTAATGTCAATTGTACTAACAGATCCATCGATGACTACGTAATCTGATCCAATAATAAAATAGTGATTTGCATCTAAGAATATACGATTTTCACCCAATGTTAAAACTGTTGGTGTTTCTGGACTTCCACCTACGATGGTTAATGGCCAATTATATGAAGTGTCGGAGATCGCGTTGTCTAATATATAAGATGTTGGTATAGATACAACGTTTCTTGCAAGTGTATCCGGATTTGATGTTAATTTATAGAAGGCGGGGTTTTGTATTGGATCAGTAGTAGACGTCCATGTATTTGCAGGAACACCATAGTTTAATGTATTCGATACATCGACCTCATTCCAGTATGTATTTACTATACAGTTAGATTGATCTAGTTTGTTGGGTGATGTTGCAAATATACCAGGAACATAGTTATTGCACGCATCTCTTCCAACATTACTCGATATAGCAAAGCAGTTATTGGCTTCTACAGTAGAAGAGGGGGCATATCCAAAGATACCTCCTGCGTTAGTACCACTTAAATTTCCAACAAAAAAACAATTATTAGCCCTTGCAACACCATTAGTATTTCCTGCGTTTGATCCAAAGATACCACCTGTTGAATTACCATTAATAGCACCAGTTGTATAACAATTAGTTGCAGTTGCATTTCCATTAGTATTTCCTGCGCTATATCCAAATATTCCACCAGCAGAAGAACCACTAATTGCACCAGTTGTGTACGAATTGGATGCAGTTGCATTTCCATTAGTATTTCCTGCGTTTGATCCAAAGATACCACCTGCAGAATTACCACTAATAGCACCAGTTGTGTACGAATTGGATGCAGTTGCATTTCCACTAATATTTCCTGAGTTTGATCCAAAGATACCACCAGCAGAATTACCACTTACTGCACCAGTTGTATAAGAGTTTTGTATCAACAAATTACCTCCTGATAATTCTCCTGCGTATGATCCAACAATACCACCACTGTTAGCATTACTAATTGCACCCGTTGAATAACAGTTCTGGATAATATTACCAGATGCATTATTACTGTAATATGTTTGTCCTATCCAGCCCCCCTCTGAAGCTAGTGTAGTAGTTCCATGCGTTATAACACCCAAATTCCTTACAGTTATATTAGATGATCCATTCACACCACTTGCACCATTTTTTATAAATCCAGGATAATTGACAACGCCGCTGATATCAATAGTATTTCCGCATCCATCCACTGTAATGTAAGGAGTCGCTAGAATCAAGTAATGAGAAGCGTCTCTATATACAACAGGACTAGCGTATTTTATAGTTATAGGATTGGTAGAAGAACTGCTGACAATAGTCAAAGGCCATGTATAGCTAGCATCTGGAGAAGAGAATGGAAGAGTCTGATTTTGCGTTATATAGGAATTATTTGTATTAGTGGTATACGTCTCTGTATTAGTATTCAATGTATATCGCCCGGATTGTCCAAAGACATCCGTAGGCAATCCAGTTGTTTTCCAGGTACTTCCTAGATCAGTTAGTGTAGTAGATGCATCCGCAGAAACCCATATATAAATACCATTCTCAACCAAACAATTGGATTGATCATATTTGCTAGGAGTACTTCCAAAAATACCAGGCATATAATTACCGCAACCATCTAGATTAATATTAGGACTGCCAACCACATAGCAATTAGTAGCGTATACACTACCAGTACTTGCGCCAGGATCTTGTCCAAAGATACCTCCTGCTGAACCACCGGTTATTCTACCTGTTGTATAACAGTTGGTTGCAGTTGCGGTACCATTTAACTGTCCCGCTGATTGACCAAAAATACCACCTGCATTAGTACCACTAATTGCACCTGTTGTATATGAATTAGATGCAGTTACATTACCACGATTATATCCTGCAATGTATCCAAAAATACCACCTGCATTAGTACCACTAATTGCACCTGTTGTATATGAGTTCTGTATTATCAGATTGCCGGATACTCCTGCGTAATGGCCAACAATTCCACCACTATTAGAATTACTAATTTCACCAGTAGAATAACAGTTTTGTATGATATTACCAGATGCATTATTACCATAATATCTTTGTCCAATCCATCCCTGAACTGATGCAAGAGTAGTAGTTCCGTGTGTTATAACTCCCATATTTTGCACAGATGTATTTGAATATCCACTTGCGGTGGATGTACCATTTTGTATAAGTCCAGGATAATTAACAACGCCGCTGATATCAACCGTGTTTCCTGATCCATCCACTGTAATATAAGGACTCGCTAGAATGAAATAATGAGAAGCATCTGTATATACCGCAGGACTAGCGTATTTTACAGTGATAGGATTGGTAGAAGAACCGCCAGCAATAGATAAAGGCCATGTATAACTAGCATCTGGAGAAGATAATGGAAGTGTCTGATTTTGTGTTATATAGGAATTATTTGTATTAGTTGTATACGTCTCTGTATTACTATTCAATGTATATCGTCCGGATTGTCCAAAGACATCCGTAGGCAATCCAGTTGTTTTCCAAGTACT